GAAAACATTACTGCTTGAGGTGAATAAAGTTGTCTGAAAGAGGAGAGTTCCTCGTTCAGTATGCGGGGCGCATCTTAGGTCGTGATTTGACAGAAGATGAGGCAAAGTTGGTTTCGCAAGAGACTAATCGCAGGGTTGTTCGAGACCTATGCGCTACTTTCTCTAAGCCAAAGCCTAAACCAAAGGCTAAGGCTAAGAAAGATGATAAGCCCATCAAAGAAGTAATCGAAGAGGTTGTTAAGGATGAAGAGTAAGGCGGCAGTAGCAAAGGCATTGAAAGATGAGGGAATACCACTCCCCGAAGAAGATACTTACGATGCAATGATGCACCGCCTTAACTCATGGCAAAAAGGCATGGGTTATCTTTTCCGACGAATCAAGACTCGTTTTTACGCTCGACAAAAATTACCTGCTGAAATTCCTTTTGGCACAGTAGTATTTGTTCCCAATAGCGAATTCGCACGAAGTCTTATCAAGACAGGCGCAATGTGGCCTTTGGGTCGAGCATATTACAATCCAGATATTCATACTCTTATTGACGTGCCAAAGACTGAAAGTTATTCTGAACCTAAACCAGAACCTAAGAAGAAAAAAGCACCTGCAAAAAAGAAAGCAACCCCTAAGAAGAAAAAGGATGTGAAGAAGGGTGGCAGTAACGACAAGTCAAATTCGTGATTTGCTCAACAGACCGAGAGGACTGAATGAGGAAACAATTAGTGAATACATTACTATTCGCACACAAGAAGTTACCAAAAAGGCTCGTTCAGCAAGTCTTTATGGTCTCACGACAGGTGTCGAAACAACCGAAAAAGAATCAGCAATCAAAATGTTGGTTGCTTGCGATTGTTTGCGAGTTATGCTCGATACAATCCCTTCATATGTTCCAGAAAATATGCAACGACAACAAGACATAAGAGTAAGAGCGCAATTAGTGAGATTTGAGCAAAGAGCAGATGAGTTGTTAGCCGCTATATCAGAAGCGGGCGGTACTGCCTTTGCTATCAATAAAAGTGATAGTAGGCAGGTATAATTTTGACAACACATACATGGTCAGCATCTTCTCCTGGAACTGCTTCAACGGCAGGTAATTGGACTCCAACAGGTCCACCTGGAGTAGGAGACATTGCTCTTTTTGATGGCTCAGTTCCACATCAATGCACATGGGATGTCGCTTCTGTCGGAGAAATACATCATCAAGGACAGACAGTTATTGTATTTGCAGGAACAAACGTAGCCCTTCAAGGTTTGCGAATGGACACAAATGCACAAATTAGTGTAACAAGTGCTACACAACTTAATTTTTCTGGAACTGCTCCATACAAATCAAATTCTTGTTATGTTCTTATTGGGGCTACATCAAGTCCTTTTGTCAATACAACAAGTCGTGGCAACCTAACATTAAGTATTGCGGCCACAGGAACAATCTTTTTTGATTGTGGAGAATATCCAAAAGTTAGTCTCGCAAGTGGTACTTTTAGTCCAGAACACGTTGCTCCAAGCGTAACAAACGCAACAGATGTAAAAATGTTGCAATTAGCAATAGCAAGTGGAGTAAATTTTCGACCTGCTTCTAATCCTTCAACGGAAAGTCGCAATAAAAATTGGATTATAGAAGGAGATTCCCAAACACAATTTACTTGTAGTGCTACTGCATTTGATGGTGGGTATGGAAATTGGACATTTCAAGCAATAGGTTCTGGATTTTTGCTTCCTGTTTCTGGAAACGCTGCTGCTTTTTCTGGTGAATTTAAATTTCAAAAAATGACAATAGGTAATCTCAATGGCGTAGGAACATGGGCTTCTATTGGTCCTGCTACTCGTCTTGTTCTTAACGACCTAACAGTTGAAGCAGGAGTATCTCTTAAGGCTGATGACGACGTAGGTTCAGCAATTTTGCTTGTTAATCGACCTACAATCAATGGAACATGGGGCTTTCATCCTATTGCTGACGGCTACTATGTCTATCCCAAATATGGCGATGTTACAGGCTTTAGAAGTGGAGGAACAGGTCTTACAACTCTCGGAACAGCAAATCAAGTGCTTGCTGTAAATTCAGGTGCTAATGCTATTGAATGGCAAACAGTATCTGGTGGAGGAGGAACAGTTGATGTTGTATCAAATGTAGCCACAAGCAAAATACTTGGGAGAGTAACAGGTGGGAGTGGTGATTCAGAAGAATTAACGGCAGCACAAGTAAGGACTTTAATAAATGTTGAAGATGGGGCTGATGTTACAGATGCAACCAATGTAACTGCGGCAGGAGCATTGATGGATTCAGAATTAACTGACCTTGCAGGTGTAAAGGGAGTTACCATTTCAACATTGCAAGTTAAACCATCAGAAGGAGCATTTGCTAATGGCGATAAAACAAAATTGGACGGCATATCCGCAAGTGCTGACGTAGCACTCCCCGTAGCCAACAATAATACTGTTCTCATAAACACCAATGTAGCCAACATAGCGGCAATCACCGTTAAAGCATCAAAGTGCCGAGTCTATCTCGGCAGCGACCAAAGTTATTCGTCGGGTTCAGCAAAGATAGCATATGATACGGCATTATACAACGTAGGGAGTGATTTCAGCCTATCAAACAATGAATATACTGCACCGAGAGATGGTTACTATCATGTATCATGCAGTTATTACTTTTCTGTTGCACCAACATGGTCTATGTCCCTTATTTACATTGATACAGGTTCGGGTTATTCTTCATATGTTTTGCGACGACCAAGTAGTAACGGGCAAGATGCTATGATTTCATCAGTAATTAAATTGGATGCAGGGGATAAAATCGCTCACTTTGCCAACGCATCTGGTTCGGGAACAATAGCATCAGCGTTAAATTCGCTGACTTATCTTACAATTACGGAGTTGATATGATGACACCACAAGAAATGACGACAGGAATGCACAATGCTGGATTTACAGATTTTGATTACAACATACATTCTACGTTGTTTGTGAATGGTGTTATCAACATGAACGAGTGGCCGAGCAATTGGGGAACTCCTCCGAGTCAAGCGACTATTGATGGGTGGTAATATGGACAAATGGTTAGACGAATACGTTAAACAAATAATGAAACAACAAGTTAAAACAAACAATATATTTAAAAAGGTGAAGTTAGATGGCAAAAATAGGTAAGATAGTATATGTTCCGCCAGAAAAGTGTTTTTCGAGGGTAAAGATTGAAGAAACACCACATGGTTATAAGTTGTATAGGGTGGGTGAAGATAGGCCGTTTATGTCGTTGCCCTTTTCCTGCGTAAAAGTAATTGAATGGAGAGATAAAAATGAATGAAATAGTATATTATGCCGCTATTGGTGGCATTGTAGTAGCAAGCGGTTATCAGTTGTATCGCAAATACTTTGCTGATGGCAAGATAACCTTAGACGAAATAAAAGATATTATTGATGATGTGGGAGAAATTGTTGATTCCATTCCATCAAAATCTAAATTGTCAAAGATGAAAAAAACAGACCTAATTGCTCTTTGCGAAGAACATGGTCTTGACACAGATGGCGTAAAAGCAGTTCTTGTCGAAAGGTTGTTGGAGGTTAAGTAATGACATACTACTGTTCTGTGGCCGATGTAGGAATGCGACTTGGTCTTGATAGCGCACAGCGCACAAGAGCAACAAGTCGAATTACTTCATGTATTCGCAGGGCATCAATTAAAATCGACCAATGCTTTCTTGATTATGGTCGAACTGAGCCGAGTAAATCTATTGCTGATACCACACTAAATGGTTCTATCACAGCAGGTGCTACGACAATTACATTGGCAAGTGGCACAGGGTTTTCAACAGCAGGTTCTGGAAACGTGGATGGTGATTCGTTTGATTGGACAGGAAAATCAACCAACGATTTGACAGGCGTTACAGGTATTTCTTTTGACCATGCTACAGGAGTAGCAGTTCAAGAAGGAGAAATGGCTCACGTTTTGCGAGAGATATGTGCGGATATAGCAAGTGGCATATATATGGAGGATGAGGCAACTCATCAGAACTCGTCAGATTTACGAGGAACAAATCTTCGAGAGCGTGGTTACAAAGAATTACAAAGACTTGCTCATTTAGGTCAGGCTTGATAGTATGCGTCGAACAATTCGTCATGGCAGTAAGGGTGGGCCAAAAGGCTACACCCAAAGAGGCAAGGCGACAATGTCCACAAATGGCGCATATCAAATGCAATTTCGTCTCGATTGGGATGATGAAGGTCTTGTTCAATCCCTTAACAAATTAGGATTTGAGGGAGAAAAACACGTTAAGACTGCACTTAAAGCAGCGTTAGAAGTTGCTATTGATATTACGAAAGGCAAGTTGAGAAAAATGTCAGGACCACTTAAAGGAACAGTTGTCCCACCAACTTGGGGTGAAGGTCCGAGTAAAAACATCTATGTTACAATCGCAGATGCTTTGCGACAAGATGAAGTTCCAGGAACTTCATTTATTCGTGTGCATTCTGGTCGAACTATCGAAGAAGCACATGAAGGTCGTGTAGGCAGTCGTGGAATGAATCTTTCTTTGCTTGTAGCAAAAGGACATAAACCATACAAATATCCACATTATTTGCCAGATATGGTAAGAAGTAGTGCATCTTGGTTTAAGAAAACGGGATTTCCAGGTGATTTTACAAACGCTATGATGAAAAAAGGAACACATCCTGGATTTAAGAAAACATTTGATTATATGAAAGTAATTGATAGAGAATCGCAAAAAGAATTTCAAAAGAACATCAAAGAAGTTGTTCGTTCAGCAGGAGTAATATCTGGATTTGGGGCATGATACTATGGCAATAGCAAGACAAAGTCATTATTGGAATGCAAGACTTGGGGGTAATGACCCTCTTAATCCCGTAGGAGATAACAATACTGCATGGACACTTAATAGTGGTTCTGGTGGTGCTGTAAGCGGTGATGCTTGGAGAATTGCAAATGGAGTCTGGAGACAGACAGTTGCAAACGACGATAATGACTTATCAATTATAGCAGGTATTCGCTATGAATCCACTCCTTCTAATGGCACAGTATTACTTGCACTTGATAATGGAACACACCGAGTCGAAGTGCAGTCAGATGGCACAAATACAGGTGTCAAGTTAGTAGGAGCATCCACAGCCACTAAAACAGATTTGGATATTACGATGATAGAACAAGATGCTGTTCCACTTCTTTTGCGATTGACATTAGATTCGACAGGAAAAGCCTACTTGTATTTTTACGAAATAGTTGAAGATGACAATGCTACAAGCCACTATATTGAAACGACAGGTTCTTCTTCATCATCGCAAGGTGCTTTCTTTGGCAATGCAAGTGGAACAGTCGATTGGTTTGTTGTATATTACACATCCTTTGGTGCATATTCCCCCGATGAAATGGATATGAGCGATTGGACTACAAGCACACTACATCAAACAGGATTTAACATCGTGAACATTCTCAAAGACTCACGTCGATACTACATCCGAACCCACGTCGGAGAAGGAGCAATTGTATATGGTTATGACCTATCTTCAAACGCTATGGTTAATCGTATTCACCCGCCATCCATTCATGTACTTACGCAAAAGGTGGACTCACCAGAATTTTTGACATTAGCAGGAACAAGAACAGACCAAAGATACAATGTCATTGTGTATGTAACAACAAGAGGCACAGATTATCGCAATGCATATCGTCTTGGTGCATCAATCTTAGGAGAAGTCTTTGATGAACTTTACACAAAGACAGGATTAGAGCATGGTGTCGATTCACTTATTTCGTATGATTCGACTTTGGATAGCAAGGTGGATGAAGACGAAGTAGTATGCGTTCACGTCCTAAACCTAACTTATATGAAAAAGATTCGGATGTTCTTGCGAGAAGTGTGAGAAAGTGTTATAAGATAAACCGAGAATGGTTTATTTATGCCTACAAACCATACACGTTATGTTTCTGTTGCAAGAGAAGCAACTTATAATACGCCTGTTACCACCGAAGATGCAGTTGGTGAAGTTGAATCTGAATCATTCCAACAATCTTTCGATGTTCTAAAGCGAAATGATATGAACTATTACGGTGCTGCAAAAGCAATTGTCAGCAAGCAAATCGCAGAAGGTTCAATCAGCATGGCTTTGCAACCAGATAAATTTACTCTTATGATGCTTCATGGTATTATGGGAACAGATTCAGAAACATCTGACGGAACAGCAGCACGAACATTTGAAGAAATTGCCGTAACATCAAATGTTACTCTCCCTTCTTATACATTCCTTATTGGACGAGATGATAAGGAACACATATTTCCAGGACAAGTCATTGAATCTATCAGCGTTTCTGCAAGCGTCGGAGAATACTCAATGATTACAGTTAATACTGTCGGTGCAAAACAAAGCAGTTCAACTGCTACTCTCGGAACAGCAGTTCCATCTTATACAGGAGATGCAGCGCACTTTGCAAAGTCTTTTGTTAATTTCGATGAATTGGCTACTTCAAGTGCGGGTGGATTTTCAAACCTCGTTCAAAGTATTGACTTTGAAATTAAGACAGGACGAGATTTGGATAACTCATACAGTCTTGCAAGCGAGACTTGTGTTCGTGCGCCTCCTGTAACAATGCGAGAAATCACAGGCAGTCTTACTTTCCACAAGGCTTTGCTTGCATCAGAAGCAACAGAAGGTGAGCCTTACTTTGATGAATTGATGAGTGCTACTTCAACAAATGGACAGGCTCTTTCAAATCCAGGTTCGGCCGCACCTGCTCTTTCAGTTATGTTTGAAGTGGATGCAACCAACTATATTCGATTTGACTTCTTTAAACTTCACTTTGAAATGGCTGAAACATCTGTGAGTGGACGTGATTCGCAAACAATGACAGTTAATTTTCATGGTCTTTATGATATAGGCGATGCAGTTGCTATGTGTAGGATTGCTTGTCGCTCAAGTGATGGTGCTACTGATTACGATGCGCTTTGAGGTGGGATTTAGATGCCCGTCAATAATCCCGCAAATCTTGCGACAAAAGTATGCTATGGCACACAACTAACTATTCATACACAGTTGCAAACAACCCTACGAACATTGGGTGCTGCTGATGAAATTTTTGATATTTCTATTGTCCGATTAGCAAGTGGCAATAGATTTATGGCTGTTATATCTTACGAAGATGCACCTTGAGGTGAGTAATTGCTAAGTGTAATAGCAAATTTAGATTCCTCGATGAATTTCGAGATTGAGAAAGAGAAAAGTGATAACAATGCCTGTTTTGAAGAAAGAGATAGAACTGAATGATGGAAAGAAAATTTGGGTGCGCCAAGCATCTGGAATGGATAAATTGAAGATTGAGGCTATTCAAGCCAAAGTCTTGCGAAGATTCCGACACTTTGGCACAAATCCCGAAGAATGGTCCGACGAACAACAACAAGAATTTGCCGATGCCCTCGAAGAAGAAGGCGGAGGACTTACTGCACAAATCAAAGAATGGATTCCCCCTTGCATTATTAGCGAAAATGTCGATGCTGATATGCTAACCGCAACTGAATTGCGAATGCTTCTCGGCTTTGTTCGAGGCGACGAAATGGAGGGTGCAGTCCCTTTGGAATCCTGACTCAAGTTGCGCCTATGTTATGTTCGACGTTCAAAGGAGTATTACCGAGTGATTTATTCGACAAATATGACTGTATTGGCGGATTTATCAAATTGGAATATGATATGCTAATTGCATCCGAAATGTCAGAACGAATCTTAGAGCAAACAGAACGAAGCAACAACGAGTCATCATCAAGACGAGCAAAACGAGCAGTAGCATCAAGAAATCAAAAGAGGGAAAAGATGACAAGTGAGGCTATGGATAATTGGCTAAAAGGTGATTAAGAGTGGCAAAGGTTGGTGCAGCACGAATTTTCTTCGACGTAGTCGGACAATTCCAAGCACAACGACTTTTGGGAGACACAGAAGCCGCAGCGACTGTTCAAAAAGCCATTATGATGGATGCATATAGCGGTATCGCTGATGCATTTCAACAAACAGCCGACATGATTCTTGCGGGCGTTCAGCAAATGACTGAAGCCTTTTTTGAATACGAAGAACAGTTAGTCCGTGTGCGAAAATTTTACAATGCAAGCAATTCAGAAGTTCAAGAATTTGCTGAATCAGCAAGAGAAATGGGTCTTGCGTTTGCATTTACAGGTGCTGAATCATTAGCCGCAGCAGCCAGAACATCTCAGTTGAAAAGTGTTTTGAAATCGCAAAATGCTGTTATTGAGGCCACTCGTCAAGGTCTTATGATGGCAGCCGTTGGTGAAATGGAAACCGAAATGGGTATGAACCGATTTATTGCTCTTGCACAGCAAACAGGTTTCATGTATGGGGGTTTGACAAAGGCTAAGTTCGAGGCTATGGATGCTGAACAACAGGCTAACATTGTGCGCCAAACATCTATCCGAACTCTCGACCAATTAAACACAGTTGAGAACTCTTCTGTCGCTACGATGGAGGACATTACCTTCGTTCTCAATCAATTCGCAAGTCAAGCCAACATTGCAGGTGAATCTATTGGTGAAATGGCATCTATGTCAGCACTATTGCTTGAATCTGGTGAAGAAGTTAGTCGTGCTGGAACAGGTTTGCGTATGATTTATCAACGTCTTGGTAATGCAAACAACGAGGCTACAAAGGCTATTGCTGAATTGATTCCAGGTCTTGATGCTCAAGGAGTTGCACAACTTAAATTATCTGATGTTATCAAAATGATTGCACCTGCATACAATGATATGGAGGCCGCAGAAAGACGTGCGCTTGCTGTCAGTATCGCAGGTTCTCGACACTACATTAAATTCCTAAAGATTATGGAAAATCAGACTCGTTTGACAGAATTGCAAACGGCTGCGTTTGAAGGACAATACGGTGCTATTGAAGAATTTGAAAATAAGCAAAAAAGTGCTACATTCGTAGCACAGCAAATGCAAGCCGAACTTGAAAATATGCGAGTCGAACTTGGTGAAAAATTAGCACCTGCATTTATGACTGCATATAGAGCCGAAGAAATGTTCCTAAATGCAACAACTCAAATTATTGATTTGCCAGGATTCCAAAATATCATCGGTGGTGCGATTGGTCTTAGCAATGCCTTTGACAAAATCGTAAGACCAGTTACAGATATGGGTCTTAATATGTTTAACGTAGTCGTTGCAATGAAGACGCTAAAGGCTGTTCAACCAGAAAACATGAAGAACATTATGCAAGCGGCATCAAAGTATCGTCAGCAAAGCATGGCTATGCAAGAAAATGCGCTTGTTCAACAGTCTCTTGTAGGTGTTACACATTTAAACATAAAGGCGCAAAACACAGTTCAAGCACTACAAAAAAGAGGTGCTTCGGAATCAGTTAGGCAAGCGAGAGTCAATGTGTCTCTTGCTAAAACAGAACTTGAGACTCGAAAAGAATTGTTAAGACAACGTATGAGAGAACACGCAAAAGTAGCACACGAAGGAACAGGAAAAGAAGCACAAATAGCACAGCGAAATCTTACAAAGGCAAGGGCTGAATATACGTCAGTCGAAACAAAATTAACAAATGTTATTGCTAAAAAACAAATGGTTCTTGACAAAGCAATCGCAAATGATATGCTTGAAAAAAGCATTAGTCAAGGAGTTATTGACGCAAAAAAAGGTCGAGTCGTTATGGAACAACGAGGCTTGGATGTAATGACAAAGTCTGTTATTGAACAACGTGAATTAAATCAAGGAATTCAACTGCACTCAAAATTGCTTGGTGAAGAAGTAGTGTTATACAAACAACTTTCTCCTGCTACACTTGCCTCACTTCAAATAAAACAATCAGAACTTTTACTAAAACAAAATGAAGCAAAGGCTCGTTTGGCTACTCTTCAACACATGAAAGCCGAACTTATTGCAAACAAACAAGATACTGCTGCAATTGACCAAAAAATAACAAATACAAGAGAATTGATTATGACTATGGGTCAAGAGCGAGCCGAAGTTACAGGACTTATTCATGCTCACAACACTCACACACAAGCATTAAAAAATAATCAAAACCAACAAATATCCCTTAGTGCAACAATTAAAGCAACTACAAAGGATTTCTTTAAGCAAGGAGGGGCCGCAAAAGCCGCATCGTCGGCTATGATGCCAATGACAATGCTTCTTCCTATGATTACAGAAGAATCGAAGGTTATGTCAGCCATGATGTTTGGTATGAGTATGATGATGGTCGGTTCACTTATTCCTGCTGTTAAGAGTACAACTAAAGCAATTACCGCAACAGGAATGGCAGCAGGTTTTACAGCAACAATGCTTAGTATTGCTACTTTAGGTGTTGCGGGACTTGCGATTTATCAAGGATTTAGATTGTTTGATTCAATTCTCGGAGACAAATTTGAAAGCGACATTGGTCGAGTAGCCGAAATGAATGCAGAACTCGATAAAACAGCCATGCTACTTACAGATTTGCAAGGAGGGGCAGGAAAAGGAGAAGTCTTTGCACCTCTCTTTGGAGATATGACCTTTGACGATTTGAAAAAGAATTCAACTTTAGCAGGAGAAACCGTTGATACCCTTAACTCAAGAATTACAAGCCTTACAGACAGTAGGGAAAAATTGATTCACATAGGAGATGTCGAAGGTGCTGCGGCAATGGGGAGTGAAATCGCAAATCTTAAAACAATTCTTGACAAAACAAATGCTATCCATGAAGCACAAAGAATTATTGAAAGCGAAGGACAACGATTTCAACCTTTAGGGTCATATCAATTGTTAGAAGAAAAGTCATCGGCATGGTATGATTTGATTGGGCAACTTGGAGATAATATAAATAGCGATGCATACGATTACACTTTGAAATATGTAAATATACATGGAGAAGCAGTTGAAGAACAATTTGGTTTGTATGAAGATGCACAAGAAAGGATTGTAAAATTGACAGAAGGACAGTATGTCCAACTTGATGATTTGACTATGGATTATTACAGAAACCTTCTTGACGTGCAAGATGATGCAAATTCTGATTTGTTAAATGCTGATAGGCAACTTTACAATGACTTAATGTCTGAACAAAATCAATTCGCAAATGCAAGAGAAGAGTTGTTCTTCGGACAACGAAGCAACTTTACAGGTGCGATTTACAAGCAGGTAACGCAAGGAGGTGTTGAAAGTCTATTGCATAAAGTTGAAATTGTGCAATCAAACACCTTTAACGGCTATAACACAGAAGAAATGGTTGATAGAGTTACCAAAGGCGTATTAGATGAGATAAGGGCGCAAACAGGTGGGTCATTTTGAGAACAGTAAATACGAAATATAATTTTTGGCTATCAGGATATTACGACGACTTTTCATCGGCTCGTTCTATTGCTGACGACCTTAACGCTGCAAGTGCTTTGACTTTAGACCACACAAAGACTCACTTTGGTTCAGCACTTGGTAAAGGTTTATCGACACTTAATCCCCGTTTTGCGTTTGATTATCCAGACCGTGTAAGGACATCTATTATTGATGGTGAAGCAGCGTTTGGTTATAGCACATTTACTTCAACTACTGATGATAAATTGAAACACAATGGAGGTATTGCTGATTGGCTAACAATTGACCCTACAAAGTCATCATCGGGGGATTATGAAGCAAGAGCCTCACTACAACACCCTAATTCTGTAATAGGCAACAGACAAAAATGGGGCAATACCACCTATCCCCTCTCATACACAAACGCAGGTGAATCATGGCTTGCATTTACAAACGGACATGACACAGCAGGAACATACTATTGTCCTCTTGGTTTAATGAATTGGTCATTTGATAATGCTCCTTTAGCAAAAGCAAATTTGCAAGATGGTGGCAACAACCACAAAGCAGCAGGTTCACCTATTACTTTTCTTACAGATGGTCAATCTGATTCCAATGATACTACTTGGGATATGGCTGAACACTCTATGATGAACATTTCTTTTGCAAGTGTCTATTATGGAGAGCAACAAATCGCAAACGAAAGTCCGAGTGGCATTACAGGCGCACAAAAATACACATCCCCACTCGTAAGTCCATCAAAAATGCCATTTTTTATTCACAATGCATATATCGAACACGGTAATGGTAATTTTGGGAGTCCTTCGACGACATCTGGAACGCAACGTATTATGACTTATACAGGTAATTTGCGATTTAAAGGCGTAGGAGAAGCATTTCATTTGCGACTTTCAGCACACGCTATTACCAATGGAACATTTTCGTATAGCCTAAAAATTGGATATAAAGGAGATACTGAATACAATACTGCATCCGATAATTTTGATGATACTACTTCTCTTATGACTGTTACAATAACTTCTGCGAACTTAGGAATTAGTCAAGGAGGTCTTGATAAATATGAAAAAGCAGTAGGTCAATCAACTCCTGCCTATGATTGGGTCGATATTATTGTTATTCCAGACTTTGATGCAAATACATGGAGAGCATACAAAGATAATGCTACTACTCATTTTGCTAATGGCTCAATCAACACAGGCGTAACTGTAAATACAGCAAAGGGTTGGAGTCTCGATTTAGGTTGGGCGCACGATTCAGCAAAAGACTATGTCTCTCACACCACTTTAATTGACCGAGCCGCAGTCGCCCTCCCACTAAGTCATGCTGACGCTAATCTTGACATAACTCAATTCCCTCCTGTCAATTCTTTTGATATTTCTTATGGGTCAAATGAAGTCAGTTCTGCTAAAATTACATTACTTGACGACTCTAACTATCATTTGCTTGCTCCTTTAACGACAGGAACTGCTGCATCAGAATGGCGAATGCTAATGTTTTACGAAGGAGAAGACCGTCCTATTTGGTCTGGTATTATTGAAAGTATTTCGCATAAGCAAAGTCATTCGAGGCAAACACTTGAGACTACAATAAGTGCAAGAGATTCTCTTTCCGTTCTTGACAGAACTTTGCCAATTTGGGAGTTAGGTCAGAATGCTATATTTTCTCTTAACGACCACATATCTTTTTCTAATACAATGACTAAAAGAATCAATGAAACGCAAGCCCTATCCGATAAATTGTTTATGGGTTCTGTTGCTTTAAGCAATTATACAAGCACATTAGGCTTTAACAAATACGATACCGACTCTCGTTCAACAGGACACGGCAATGTAGGTGATAAAAGAACCAATCTTTACTCATCATCTGCGATTCAAATGTATATCAACGAAGATGAAGACGGTCCTAATTTTGCTGAACGTGAATGGGAGGGTTATAATGCAGGTTCTGTTGCAGTCGGTGGAGATACAGTCGAACTTTTACGAGTTATTGGTCATCATCCATCTCACAATGGAGGACCAAGCAGTACAGAACGTCGTTGTTTTTATGTCGAGTATGAAGACGAAGCAACGCCTACGCTTAATGCAAGCACGACGTATCATGGTTTTACAGCAGGTGATAACTTTAGAGTCGATGGTGGTTCTTTTAACACAAGCACGACATACGTTATCGAAGCCGTTTATATCTATGAACGTCGTGAAGAACCAGGAAAATACATTGTCGAATTTAGAACAACAGATACATCTGGTGGCGTAGGCAACAACCAACAAATAGCGACACATACTGTTACTGCAATTAGCGCAGTATCGAGCATAGAAACAAATATCGTTAGTGCTTATCATTATACGTTTAGCATAAATGCAAACGGAGTAGCACATGGTCTTACTTATGGAGACCAAATTTCTTTTCCCGCAGGTATTACAGATGGAACTGCCACTCATAGAATTTTAGCAAGTGTTCCTCTTACAGTTATTGGTGTTCCTGCTAATGATACAGTAATTGTAAGAAGCCCTGCCTTAACATCTTCATCTGAAACAATAAACCTATCAAGTTATCGCACAGCATTTGACCATCCTTATGATTTAACTGTAATCAATAGTCATGACCATGCTCGTTATCCCAATGTCAAACCTATTCTTATCGGAACGGCTGTGCAATCAAATACATTTTATGACCAAATAAAATATCGCAATGCTCATGCTCGCTGGATGCGAGACCTTTCTTTAAGCCCCTGGTTTAAAGCACAATTTGGAATTATTGCTAATTCCCCCTATTGGCGAGCAGGAAAAGGCAGTCATACTCAACATCCATTTGATTCGACAGTAGCAGCGACAATTTCGCAATGGCCGAATGCTGATGGAACAACAAATTGGACAGGACTTAATGCGGATATTGCAATAGGAGATACAACAATTGTCTTTGAAGAACCTGCTATGTGGTATTATCAAACAAGTCTTGCTAAAGACTATGCGATTATTGATTTGATTGACAATGTAACTAATGAGCATCAATTTGTTGTTGGGACGACATTTTCGACCCCTGCTAATTCAAGCACAATTACATGGGATTCTTCAAATGAGTATTTTAATTCCACCATGCCAAATGGCACATTTAGCGTAGGTCAAATTGTTGTTCATCGTGGTTTTGAAGATGAAAGAGCAAATGGTGTGCATATGATTTATCATGTCAATACTACAAGCGACTACAAGACCTTTAAAATTACAGACTATAAAGGAACAAGAGATGGTTTTTCGTTTTTGCAAGCCAGATACCAAAGCGGTGCAGGTTGGAACGATGGAACATCGAGACATAATCAAGACCCTGATGCTGTCGAAATGGAAATTTATCATGTAAGTCAAGACCCAATGGCTGCAATAAATGGGGATTCAGCGACTGTATTTTGGGGTGCTACTACACTATCTGGTGTAAAAGGCATCAAGCGAGATTGGGATAAGGATTCTACAATTTACTCTTTGCGAAAAGTCGATGAAAGCAATGGTTACAAGCATTGTTTTGTTTTGTGGGCTGATATGAGAAACGATGGAACTGCTGATGCTGATGGTGGAACTCGCAAAAGCAACTTTGGCTTGCAATTGCCTACATCAGCGAACTACTCGATTGAACTTACCTTCGCTGACCAAATGGATGAAAACGGTAATCCAGATGTATTTACCGAACTTAAAATTGGTGAAGATGTTGATTTGTGGAATTTGGATGGGCTTATTGAACCATTTACAAGAGGTACTTGGGCAGCACAAAATGGCGCAAGTAATAGTGAACCTGCTACTCTTTCTCATTATCGCAATTGGGAAACCAAAGCAGGTGCTATATGTCTTGTCGATGCAAGCAGGTTTTGGAATCTAAACACAGCCGCTTGTGGTGGTCGTCCTGGATATGATGCAGGAGGACTTGCAGGTTTTAGTGATTACGAAACAGCATCATTTGGATTCCCATACCTTATTGACCACTATTGGGGTCAAGCCGTAACGTCATACAAAAACGTAACATCCTCAGGGTCAGAAGGACTTGCTAAACATAAAAATAGCATATACTTTATCAACGATGGAACGACTTTAAAAAGTCCAATCGTAGCAGGGGAAACCAGATTGTATGTCAAAGATACAAGTCAATTTGATAGCACAGGATATGGTGTTATTATTTGCGAAACAGGTTCTGGACGTAATGCTGAAAAAACCGTGTATTATTATTATTGGAATGGTAAAGGTGTAGGCACAATTCAAGGACAACAAGTTCCCTATCTTAACAATGTATATATTACATCCTACGAAATCGTTACATCTCCTAAAAATGCTGTTACGCAACTTAAAGCCGATTCTGGCAGTTATTCAAGCGGGAGTGCTGTTGATATTGCTACAAATGAATTTGTTCCAGCAGGAGGCACAAAAACAGAAGGAGCATTTAGCAAGGTACGAATTTACAATACGACTGCTGCATTGTATGGATTTAGACTTGCATTAAATGTAATTGGTCGTGTAAAATCAGCAAACATGGGAACATTTCACGCACACGAAAAAATAAAATTCTTGCAAAATTTAGGTATCGCTGACTCATGGGCAAAAAACGCATCATTGCCTTGTATTAGCGACATTAACAATGTCCCTCTTACAAACAATTTAGCAAGTGGAGAAGGTTTTGGTTGCGCTTTAGATACGAGAGGCCAAACATTTATGTCAATTTTGACAGAAATGGCCGATAAAGAAGGTATTGGGAGCGTATCTGCAACGCCAGATAAATCATTTGCATTCTTAATGGGTCGAGATAATCGACTTGATTTTAGAGAAGCATATTCAAACAACATTGCTCTTACCAGAAATGAACTAAAAGTATCGCAATTAGATACTCAAAATGGTTCTAAAATTACCAACGTGCGTGTCTATTACAACGGTAACTCAGCGTTTGCTGATTATCCTACACCACAAGGTTCTGATTTGCGTTGGCAGGTTCTTAACTATCCAAAGATTTTCAATAAAGATGAAGCCGAAGCACTTGCTAAACAAGAATATTTGCGACAGGTAACTGCTCGTATCAGCGTTAGTGCTGAAGTTATTCGAGGCACTACGGAAAACAATATCATGATGTCTGGCCGACATGGTTATCTTGCTGATACTTGCATTAAGATGTTAGAAGATGACGCTACTGCACAAGCATTTTGGACAAATCGAAGAGGAGGCAGTCCTTTCAATGGTATGCAAAACGCATTGCATTTATCGCAACCATCAAGCGATGCAAACAATTCCTACTTTGTTATTCCTGCCAATCAAACATGGCAAGCACTTACGCACGTCATTCCTCGTCTCGTAAAAGCAAGTGATGGGTCAGCCCCGACAGCAGCAAGCCAAATAGCATTTTATCCCGCAGGTGGAACATATACGCAAGCAGCAATACGATTTTCCTATGATGGTGCGACTAACTACGGAACTCAAACGACATTTACTACGGCAGGGTATTATACCGCCACATCCGTAGTAAGCGGAGTTACTTATACTCTATCGTTCTATGTAGGAGATGTTTCTGGCGTAACAGGCGGTGGAGGTTTTGAAACCTTAGACTGCACATTTGCTGAATGTTACATCAAAAACAATCATAAAGACTACATGAATTTTTATGGAACAAACAGCCTATCCCATGCTGTGCAAGTTGTTCACGTCGATGCCAACACAAATCTCGTAAGTGAAACATCTGGCGAAGAGTTGCGAGTTGCTATTGCTATTGACAATGCAGCATCAAGTCCAGACCATGACGCTGCACAATTTAGAGTGTATTTACTTGATTATTCATTCTCAAGCACTACTTCTGGGAGTGGAGGTTCATTCCAAACACCAACCTTCGGTGCTACACATCGAGGTAACGCAAGTGTTCTCGTAACAGCAAATGGATTGTATGAAGTTACATTGCCATCATCTTATGATTCAAATAGCAAAAAAGTATTGCTATCAATAAATTGCGACTATCTTCGCGCTTTAGTCAAGCATCGTTGTAATT